AACTGGTCAACCATCCACTGAGTAACTTCGCTCATCTATATTCTCCCTTCCCATTATGTTCACAGTCGTGTACCGGACAAAACTTACGGCACGTGAAATTAGGTACAGCGTTCCACACGTTAGTCTCCATCGCTTTTTCTAAACGTTGAATCTCCGGTAACCATTTTGACCATGCTTTTTCTTGAACATCGGTTTCGTAGGCGGCTTTGACTAAATCATCTGCAACAACAAAAACTAAGCCAGCTTTTATGCTCTTGATATACGGGAAATGTTTAAAAACAAGAAGAGCTAGTAGCTCCAACTGTTTTCGATCTGCGTATTGGCTACTCTTGCTAGTCTTGTAGTCCACAAGATGTGCCTGCTCACCGTCAATGATTAATAAATCTGCAATTCCACGGAACCATACATTCGTATCCCGAAACCCACAGGGCTCAAACTCTTTGGTCAATCCCATTTCGTATTCGCACAACTTTAAGCCCGGCAGCTTTTTTAAAGCATCTAGTGTCGGCCTTAAAAAATCGTAACGTGGGTCAAGGCTTTTATCTTTGCAAACATAATTTTCAGCCGCCTCGTGAACCGCAGTGCCATAATCAAGGTGTGCTTGTCGTGGTTCAACAATATCTTTTAACACCCGCAGTCGGTAATATTTGCGGGGACATTGTTGAAATAGCGAGATGCTACTGTATGACCATGTGTATTTATTCAGCATGGCTTTTCACCGCTGCTCGCATCAGGCGTAATTCAACTATGGCTTCATTTATTATTCCTGCGGCTTCTTTAAACTTGTTTTTAAGAAGCAGTTCATGCACTTCTGTTAACTTCTTTTTGGTTTCTAAATAGTGCGGGGCATAGTCAATCTTGTCCTTCATTCTTCTTTCTCCGTCCATTTACTGTTACCTTCTTCATCAAATGTCCAAGCAGGTGTGTGCGCGACATCATTTACCCAAAAAGAAGATTCATACCCCAGATCTATTATTTTTTTAGCGTTTTTTAATCTTAACTTTCGTAGCGCTTTTATTTCTATTTGCCTAATTCTTTCTCTTGTGCAATCTAACATTTTTGCAACTTCTTCTAAAGAGTAGCCGGAATCACCATGTAACCCAAATCTGTATTCCAAAACTCTTTTTTCTCTTGGAGTTAAATGCTCAAGCGCATTTCTTATGTGTTCTTTAAATTCTTTCTTTTCTACAATTTCGTCAGGTTGATCAGGCAGTTCGTAGTCAACCCCCTGCACCGCGTTATTTAGTTTTAGTATGTTTCCCCCAAGAATGGCATGCGGATGATCTTGGTAACTATTTGAGTTAAACCACGTTGAATTTTTTCGTGTTTTTAAAGTTAACTGCTCGGCCGTCCAAAGGTCTGTGGGGGCAGCGCCAAGTACTTCCATAAGGCGTTTAGCAGCAGGACTAAACTCACCAGCCTCGTTAAGTGGCTTTTGTCTAAAACATATAAAAGAATTAACATCGCCGTCTCTTAATTCATTTTGTCTACAAAATTCAGCAACGCTTTTAAATCCTAAATTTTCAATAGCAGATAGCAACAAATTGTTACGAATAGAAACTTTAATTCGATACGGCTGTTCGTCACTCGTTGCATCGTAGTTAACAATGTCCATAACTTTCTCCACATTCAACTTCACAGGTAAGGGGTAGTGTTTGCGCCCACTTGGGTCGCCACTTCATGCACTCAGTGACGTACGCTACGGCCTCCGTGGCTTCAGCTTCTTTAGCAATGCATACGACAGAATCGTGTACTGTCAGCGCAACTTTGTATTTTTTTGCAATCTTTAACATTTGTTCGCCAACCGCGCATCGAGCTACAGCTTGTGTGAAGTTCTCCGTAACTTTTCCCCCATAAATTTTTGTTTCACCCATTCTTGTTTTGTAAACATATTGTCCGTCCAAATCTTTTGAAAGTTGCGGATATCGAATAAGTAAACCTGATGGCAAGCGAATGCCTCCGTCTTCTACGGTTATCACTTCAGGGTGCATACCAAGTGGCGTAGTTTGACGTGCAGCGATTGCGTCTAAAGCCTTTTGAGCCTCTTTCCAAAGCAGCGGGATGTGCGGATAAGTTTCTCGGTAGATGTAGATAATTCGTTGACACTCATTCTCCGGTAGCGCAACCCCAAAAACCTTAAGTTGAGCCTGAAACTTAACCGCGCCCATTCCGTATCCTGCCCCGAGGATAGTCGTCTTACCAACAAATCTTTCCTTTTTCGTAATTTCTTCGACAGGCTTACCATATATTGCCGACGCCATGATCTTGTAGACATCTTTACCTTTATCAAACGCATCAACTAAGTCCTCTTGTCCGGCTAACCACGCCACAGCACGCGCTTCAATCTGTGATGAGTCGGCATTAATAATTACATAACCTTTTGGGGGTGTTATTACTTTTTTAAGCGTCCCATTCCTCGGTAGATTTTGAAGATTAAGTTTATCATCACCGCCCCAACGCCCTGTATGCGCAGCGTAATACCGCAACGGCACAGGTAGATTGCCCCTTTTAGCTATCTCAATAAACCTTTCAGTTCTTGTCTCTTCCAACGTACTCTTTGTGCCTAGTCGTGCAGCAACAAGTGCTTGTACCCGCAGATCTTCATGATCCTGTAATTCTTTCAATCCTTCGTCAGACTTAGCCAAGGCCCATGTCTCTTTGCCTGTCGCCGGACTAATCTTAGTCGGCACAACCACGCCAAGGCTTTGCAGTAGCGCAGCAAACCTATCGTTAGAAAGGAGCGTGTCTTTGTCGGAGTCGGCAGCACGCATTAACTTTTCTTTGCGCTCTTTGACTTCTTCAAGATGCTGCTCTAGCAATGGAAGATTTAATTCTAAGACCGGCTCCGTAAACATTCGCAAAGTGAGGTCAATAAGTTTAAGTTCTGTTTTATTAAATCTAGGGGCAAGGCGTTGAAAAAGGCAATAAGTAAGGTCAACGTCATTACGACAATAATCGCCGTAGCGGCTAAGATCCTCATCAAGAAACGCTGCTCGTCTCTTGCCCATCGCATTAACCACTTCATTGCCTTTTACTCCTAAGTTGTAGCGTTCAGCTAACTTCGCCAAACTGTTGCCTGCCTCAGTACCATCAGTAGCACGTGCCATGCATAGCGTATCTAACCATGCAAAAGGACGAATCCTAAAACGCCAAGACAGAATAGCCCCGTCAAAAAGAGTATTGTGGGCAAGAACAAAGCTGTTAGCCCAATCAAAACTTCCCAAGAATTCCGCAGTTTCTTCATGTGTTCCACTAAACCACTCTGTCTCGTTGTCATCTACTTTTACTCCTACGCCAATAACTTCAAAGCGATCATCCCGCACATATTCCTCAGTAGTCACTTTAGACAAAGAAAACTCTTTGTCGTAAAAACTTTCAAAGTCTACTGTAATGATCATTTCTGTTTCATTCTCATGCGCGGGGCATCCATCAGCTTTTTAGTCGCACGCGATATCGTGTCAAGACTGAGATATTCTTCAGGTTTTTCGTCACACATAATTGTCGCCATAATCATTTCTCGCGTAGCTTTGCGTCTTAACGCATCGTGTTTGCGTTTAAGTAAAAACTTTTCAATTACCCCAAACTTGCCGTTCTGTAAAAGACCATACCATTTGGGTTCTATGTTTCTTGACTCAAATGAGTGCACAAACTCTTCGGGGTACAAATCCATGCGCTCAAGCAATATGCGCACTTGGGGGCTAACGAACCTATCACGCATCGGTGGTCATCCTTTCTCGGGAACGGTCATCATGTTCAGCCAATTCTGAACATCTTTCTCGTTGGTCTCGTCAATAACAAAAACATATCCACCAGCTTCACGAATCCGCTGGAGTTCTTTTTCCTGTAACGCAGTCGGCTTTTTATCCTTTGCTTTGCACTCTACGGCAAAGAAATACCCTTTGAAACATCCAACAATATCGGGAACGCCACTTCGACCATAACCGCCCGTTGCAGGCATGAAGTGATAAACCTTGTTGATTTCTAAAATGCGGCGCACGCGCGCCTTAACTTTACCTTCGGGAGTCATCCCCATGCTGCTATCCTCTTGGCTTATAAGATTCTTATCTCATTTCAGAGACAGTTAAAGCAAGAGTACACCGCCTAAAAAACAAACGCAAGGGGTATAGGTGAAAAACCCAATAAAAAAGGACAACCTGACGATTAGTCAGATTGTCCTGTCAAGTAAAACTAAGTTACTAGATTACTAGTGAGTAACGATTACTTCCCCTGGAACAAGATAACAAACATCCGTATCAAAACCATCAAGGTCTATCGTCACCTTAAAGCCAATACTTTCAATCGGTATTTTGGCATCCATGACTTTCAGGATGGCATACTTCTCCTGATAGTTCTTGGGTAGATCGTATGATGATTCTAGCCTAGTCAAAGTCTTGTACTGTACGCCTATCCTAGTCAGTCGGCCTTCTCGGTTCACATAGACAATATCACCTGCTTCTTTAGCCACATGCTTTTGCACAGATTTTGCAATGCGGTAATTGGTTCTTGTCTCAACAAACTCAGGGCTTTGGATTATCTTAACCATTGCCGGATCTATGTCTGACGGGGTTCCCTCGACCGTGTTAATAAAGTAGCTAAGTGCATCGTCGGCTAGCGGCTTAAGTTTTTGACTGTACCGATCATTGTATTGCCACACGATATCATTGTACTTACTCTTGACCAGACCAAATATTCTAGCCGCCCGAGCCGAATCGGTGTCCCTAATAAAATGATCTACGGCAAGTTTGATTGCGGTTTTAGGGTTAGTCGTAGTCTTGACATGTTTGTCTCCTCGTTGTTTGTTAATCCTAGGCGATTCAACCGCATAGCAATTTTCATACCCGCTTCGGGTATATCGTCGTATCCAACCCATCTTACCAAGCCGTTGCTCTCCATCAAACACTTCAACTGAAGAGATTGTTTTTTGATTTTCAACAATAAATTCCCTAGCCTCACACGCATGAAACGATAGACTCGGCACTAGGGAAAAGGCCCCCTGCACCAAGGAATTTAGCTGAGGGCAGGCCTCCATGTCTTTGTACTTTGCTGATTTGATAATCATGTGTTACCCCTTACCATTCAAACTTGTTAAGAATGTCATCAACCCGAGCTTTCACATCCCTGCGGGTGTGAGCATTTTCTTTAAGGTCGTCGATCTCGATACCAAGGATTGCTTTGGAAAGATCTTTCCGAGCCGCTTCTAACTGAGGATCTCGAGTGATGTTAAGTTTTTGCATTAAGTCAATCAGTTCTGAAGCGTTGGATAACAAAGTTTTGTGAAAGCCCTTGCGATTACCATCTTCGTTATCCGTAAGACGATCTGACATATGTGTCAGGCAGTCGTGAACCCTATCCCAAATATCTTTCATGGCATCTTGAATCCGTGCATTGAAAGTATTTTCGTAGTGATCTACCAATTCCTTGGCCGCTTGCTCGCCTATGTCAACACGAAAATCTCCCGCGTTGGGCAACGGGGAAAAGACATAGTTAAACTTAAACTTCTTCGCAACGACATCGGGTTCGGGATACTCGTCTCGGTTGAACAAATCACCAAGCTGAAAGGCCGCCGCACTAATTAGTGTTGGGTAGGATACTACAAAGTTATCCACAAGTCGGTTGTAATTGTTTTCGCACTCGGTAAGCTGTTCTTTGTAAGTCAGGAAGTTCTCCATAGTAAGAATCCGTTGGCCACTATCACTCCAAGGCAAGGTCTGCTTGTGATGCCATAGCCTGACATTGTTTCCATACTTCACTACCGCATCTAACGCTTGGCTACCGGCGAGCAGGTTCTTATGGTAGTTACCTGCTCTAGTTTTGGTTGCCTTGTTGGCATCTACTTCCTCGGATACTTTCTTGTCGAGTTTCCTCGCAGTCCAATTACTGATGGACAGTTCCACAAGCATGGCGCTTGTGCTTAGATTAAAAGGTGCATAAGTCATTTTACTTCCTCCGTTGTTGTAATTTCAATTTTTTGTTCTGCGGCCCTTGCAAATCGCTGTCACCATCCCAAAATGTATTACTCATTTTCATCCTCCTCATAGGCACGGCGTTCGCCTTTCCAATAATCAACTTCTTCTCCGTGATGTTCGTTAAGCCATTTAATGACTGCCTCTAACTTAGTCGGGAAATATACTACTTCAAAACTTGCGTTTGGTTTTTGGTCATACACTTCTACTAACATTTTGTTTTCTGCTTCTCTTTTGGCAATTGCTTCGTTTATAGTGGCACACCAATGAACATACAACTCATCGGCACACATATCACTCCAAGTAACTTTATAAATTTTCATTTCACTCTCCTCGTTATTCAACACAAACAGCTACGCCATACTTCGGCACAAAGTTGTTATTGCCCACCACACACCACAACACAGGCACACCAAGTTCCTCCCACTTCTGAGTGTTGTGCCCAAAGAACACGCCATCGGTTAGCACCACAAGGCATTGCGGCTTGATCCCATGCTTTAGCAGATAAGCGGGAACACAATCTGGCTCTGTCCCACCGCCACCCTTGGGCTTTGTCGAATTCACAAAGTTACCCACCTCGGCTCCGACATAGATCTCATGGCCTGCCACATGACTGTCCCAATACATGATGTCCACAATCTCAGGCTCGACATCGTCGCAGATAAGTTTTGCTTCACCTAGAAATCTACCAAGAACCTCACCGATGGAACCCGATGTGTCATTGGCGATTGATATGCGCTCGGCTTTGAAACCAATCGTGCTCGGCATGATGATGTCTATACCGAGATACTTGCGATGCGGCTTGCGCCATGTCGACTCGTCTAGGCCTTTGGTATGCGCCTTGACAAAGTCACGCATAGCTTCTTTCCAATCGACCTTCGGATGCAGTAACTCGTTGATGCCACGGGGGACATTGCCTTTCATCTTACCCGCAAGGATTGCACCCTCACGCAAGGCATGATCAATCTCTCGACCAAGTTCTTGCTCATCTTCTTCGGATAGTTCATTAGCACCATCCCAATCGTGATGATCAAACTCTTGCGGTTCGCCACCGCCTTGACTGCCTGACGGTTTGTCAGATTGTCCGTTGCCACCTTGGCCACGACCTTTGCCATCACCCCCTTTGTCGCCGTTGCCACCGTTTTTGCAGTTCTTCTTGAGAATCTCATAGACCTGACGGGTATCCATGCCACGATACTGTTCGTCTAGCAAGCCCATGATATTACCTTCGGCGTCCCTTGGCATTTCAACGACTTGTCCGTTTGGATCGTAGTCGACGATTTGCAAGTTAATGACATAGTCCATCGCCGCATTTGCCAACTTTGCGTTCTCTTTGGCAATCCGTTTCCAAACATGCATGTGCCGGTAAGCCTTGTGCATGGCTTCATGGACTACTAGGAAAGCTAGCTGTTTGTCATTAAGCGTATCGACAAATGCACGACCATACCGAACATTACGACCATCGGTACTTGCGGTCTTTTCTTTCTCGTTGACTTCTACCTTACCGATCATAAACACACCGGAAAACAAACAGAAGTTTTTATCTCGCATCAACTGCACATGCGTGCGTTCAATGCGTTGCTCTGCAGTTAGTTTAGCCATTATTAATTCCTTTCTTTTGCGAGTTGGTACGACTTTTCGACTTCAGAAACTACTTGAGCAATAAACTTTTGCTTGCTCATCTCGTCGCCATACATGTCGTACCCCGCATGCCCAATCAGCGCACAGAGGGCAGGCATAACATGTTGAATCTTTTGACCATGAAGCACATCTTGGATTCGATCAATCAGGTCTGCGACCTTGCCATACTCATCATCCATATCTTCAGCGTTCATCTTCTTTCCTTTCAAATAAAACATTCAAAGCGGGATCAAGTAAGGTGCAGTCTTTGGCGGGAACCCAACGATTCCATATCGCTTTGGTATTGATTGCACTTATGTGCCAAAGCGCTTTATCTCCAAAATGGTCTTGCCTATTCAACGCCCACACCTCACCCATGTAAAGAACATACCCGATCATCAGAATAAATACTGATGCTCACGCATCCAATCCACAAATGCGCCGCTCGTCATCAGCACTTGTTTCTTCTCGGGATGCTTGGTAGCAGACAAACAAAACACACTCTGCAATTCTGTCGGTGTCCGCTTCAAATAAGTAAACCACTTGCCGATGTTGGCTCGGTCAATGCGTTGGATTGCGCCAAACGCCATGATGCAAAGTGCCGCAGGGGATGTCGGAACTTGCGCCCCACTCGGATCATTCATCACTTGCTCCCATGTTGGTAGGGAGTCAGCAACATCAACATAAGCGGTCAGGTCTCTCGCCGCTGATTCACCAATCGTGCCGACCAAGCCAACGATTAGGGAATTCTTACTAATCCGTTCACGCTTCCTGATAATGTTCGATGCTCGATGGCCTGAGCGTGGCGAGAAGAATGACCGTTTCGGGAATTTGGGATTGAAGATATACGGATTGTCAGCTTGTGACGGATCAAGATAAGACGCCATCGCATGAGGATATGCCTTGACCCATGCCAACATCTCAGGAGCGATATCGTTCTGACTACCCCACTCAAGCCATTCCTCTGCAGTCGGCTTACGCACAGGGACAACTGTGATGCGATTCAGACTGTGCGCTTTGAGGTTATCACCTACGCCATCGGATGAATTGTTACCTGCCGTGATGACGATTGAGTCGGGATGCAGTTTAAAGTTAGCGATCCGCCTCTCGTTGAGTAGTGGGTGAAGCGTGTTCTGCACCGCCTGACTAGATGGCTTTGTGAACTCGTCTAGGAAGATAACCATAGGCTCCTCTTTGTGGAACCCCCAAGCATCGTTCGGATACAGGCTCGTTGTCTTGGTCTCATGGTTAGGCATCGGTATACCAATCTCGCCTAACTCTAGATTCGGCACATCCATGTACACACCCTTGTACCCTGTCTTTGCCACGATGCGTTCAAACATCGCAGTCTTACCAACCCCAGGTTCACCGACTAGGTGAATTGCGTTCTCGTTGCCGTAAGCAAGAATGGATGCCTCGGCTTCTGCCAAGGATACTTCTGATGTCATGCGAACTTCCATCTTAATTTCCTCTTAGTTAGTTTTGATATTGGTATAACAAACTGACATTATGTCAGCTAGTCCTCGACTTTGTAAAGTATTTTGCATTTGAATCAACTACTCGTTTTCCTATGGGTTGCACAGTCTCCTGAAAAATGTCATTGCAGTATTCGAACTTCATCAACTCGTACATGTATTTCTTTAATCTCTCGGGCGAACACTCAGTCACATAGTTGTTGCCTGCCCATCGTTGCTCCGATGCACACGCTTGCAAGGTAAACATCAACGGATACATCGCATCAAGGTTCTTCGTCTCGCATGCTTGCATGACCCGCTCCATGAACGCCGCCCTTGTTTTAGTTATTTCCCCCCTGTTATATCGAATCTCCTTAACTGCGATGGTTAGATACGGAATTCTTGCATTGGCTTGCCCTAGTCTCGGCACAAGCGATTCCCAATAGCCGTGTCCGTAATGCGCAACTAACCGCTTAAACTCTTCAAGTACCTCATTACTTGCTCTAGGCTCCATGACTTTGATCATGTTTTGTGCGTAGTCCATGAATGGTTTGACTTTGGCAGTCAACGCCTTCCATCGTTTGCGGTCTAGCGAGTAAGCTGACTCGGGTTCAGGCTCATGCGGTGAGCCATCGTCAGATAACCACAGACCATGTGTGGGATTTAAGTAATAAAAATTATCCCCGTACTTATAGTATATTTTCCCTGTGTGTCTAGCAAAACCACCAAACACATCGTTTAAGAACATCAGCGTTGTCGGGCTGTGCCAATGCCCGATGTCAAAGTGCACCCGCCCATCCTCGTAAAAGGTGATGCAGTCATGCTGCCAATATCTGCACTTGATAACCTTGCCTTGCAGGGTGTCGACCTTGAGCATTTGGCTACGCTTGTACCTTCGGTTATCCCCAAGCGGGACTAGTCCGGCATCGTGGCCTGTCCGTAGGGGCACAGTCTCGTTGTACCTAGCCAATGCCTGTGCGTAGGTGCGTAGTCTTGGTAGACAGTCAGGCAAACTATTTCTTCCGTACATTTTTCAGCTCCTTCCGATAATCAATAAAAAGAACCACGGCTATGGCTACTATGACGATAACCACGAACCACCACAGATTTTGAGCGGCTTCATGGGGAGTCATTTCTTCCCCCTCGTTGCGTTTAACTCGGCTTTGAGCATGGCATTGTCAAACCGCAGAGCCGTGATTTCGGACTCTCGTTTGATTATGATCTTTTGGAGCCGCTCTACTTCCCACCGCATATCCCACCCCTCCATTGCGACAGTCTGACAATTTGTCAGGTTGTCGGCATACCGCCGCTCTAACTCAATCATCTCGTCGTTCCAATGTTTACTCACTTTTTACCTCCACTTTGTATCCACGATTCATCCAAACTTCCATCTTGATATTGCGAAACCAATCGGCCACAGTCGGGATGCGGCCACCGCAGTCCTCTTTCACATGTTGCTCGCCTATGTACCGCACAGGCACAACCCGCCCATCTGAATTGACTATGGTGCTACCGAATACCCGCTCGGCCTCAAATATGCCTTGGCTGTGATGGCGCAACGCCCGATGACGGGCATCCGCAAACTGCTCTTTGGTTGCATCAAACCAATCATGTATGGGCTGATAGTCGGACTCTTGCCCGCCCCATATCTTCACCGAGGTTTTACTATGATGATACGGATGCATCTTTGTCCTCCCCATCGTCGTAGTCGGTGTAGTCATAGTCGTAGTCGTCTGTGTTTGTAACCCTGATGCTGACATTCATCGTAATGAGCGGCGGGGTTGTGGTCAGGTCAATATGCAACTCGCCATATCCCCCGTCGTTGTTGTACCAATCCAAGCCCTCTTGCTCCAAGGCCTCTTCGCATATGTTTACTAGGATGTCAGCCACATGCATGTTCGGCACAGGTCTGGTGATTTTCCGCCATTGGTTGCAGGTGTCGTCGAACTCGCTAGCGTTCTCGTACCAATCGAATGTGGCGTTGGATATGTCGATTTCCTTGCCGTCTTGGTCAAGCAAACAGCCTGCCTCGATGTTGCCCGAGTCGCCACTACCATCAAATGAGACCTTGGCCTTGCGACCCCCCATGACCTTTAGTAGCGTCATAAGCAGATCCCGTTTGTCTGTGTCTCTGAATAGCTTGCTCATCGAACGATTCCCCCTTTGTTGTTGATGCCCGCAAGATCGGTTTGGTTGGTGCATAGGAAATAGTTGGACTTGTGAAGCGGCACAACGCACCACGATTTCCTGTCGGTTTTGGCTTTGATCTCGCCGCAGGGTTTGCAGACAAGATGGCCGTATGCGGCACGCTTTTTACCGATGCCGTTGACATGGCAACGGATGCAGTAGCCGTTGGATCGTTTGGTATGCATGGCAAATATTTCCTCTTGGTTGGTTGTAGTTACGACAAACTGACAAAATGTCAGAATGTTCGGGTTTTGTGGGTGCAATGTTCCAAGAACAAATGAAAGTAAGAACAATGCAAAAAGACGAGATCCCACTTTGTTATTATAGCATAGTAACTTTACAAAGTCAAGTTATGGAATAGGGTGCAAGCCGTGTGTGCATTTATAAGTCATTGATTCTTCGTAGAATATGAGGGTATTGTACGAATTGTTCTTTTAATGTTCGGGGAGAGGAGGGGTGTTTTCGAACAAAAGAATGGCTTGTAGACGCCATTGTACAGAAATTGATTTGATTGTACCGATTGTTCTAAAAAATGAATGAATAAGAGGCTACTCGGGAGAGGCTGTGCTGTCCCCACTTACACTTGCAAGGAGCCTCGGTCAAACGAAATTTTTTAGTTTTACCCTTCGTACTATGCCAAAAAGTCGGTACAATAGAACATTGCTTTAAAATCAATGACTTGGACCGGAACAATTAAGTAGAACATTAGGTCGCGTTCGAACAATACAAATTTTGCCGGTTTTATGCTCCCGCGTTGGTATGACCGTTCCCTGCCTCCTGGTGTCTCTTGCTGGGACAATTTGTTTTGATTTCCTAGGATTCTAGGAAATCGGGTATAATTAGAGGGACAGCAGGACATGGGGTCAGGCTGTTTTAACCAAGAGGAAACCAAGCTATGAACGCACCACAAAAAACCACAATCGCAACCGCGATTGACGCACTAACCCCCGAGCAGCACGCAGCAGCCAAGCAAGCCGGCGCAGCCTGGGCCAGGAAAGATAACCTAGCCGTTGAAACCCTGACTAATTACGCCCGTATGCTAGGCGACCAGGTAACCAGGTTGCAGTATGAGACCGCAGCAGCCGACTGGAAAGAGGGCTGGATCGGCGCAAACCCTGGCAAGACCAGCGCAGCAGTCGATAAAGCCTGGCAGCGATTCAAGAATGACCTAGAGGATATGTTCGAAATTGAAATCTTGAAACCCGCCAGCGATAGCCCGTTAGCCCAGCAGCGCGCAGCCGAGCGCGCCCAGAAAAAGGCCGACTTGATAGCAGCCTATCAGGCCAGCAGCCCCGACCAGATCCGCCAGGCAATCGAAAAAAACTATTCGGCCCTGGCAAAAAATCCGACCAGCAAGGATCTGAAAAAGACTGTTAAAGACCTAGAGACTGTCCTCAAGGAAAAGACCAGCGAGGAAAACAAAGCCCACGGCGAAGAGATCAGAGCAGCGCGCAGCCAGGTGAAAGAGGCCGCAAACAAGTGCACCGACCTTGAAACCCTGGCAGCAGCCCTGGACATCTTGACAGGCGCAGCCGACTTTGATTACGCCCAGGAAACCGAGGACAAAGCCCTAGCCGACCAGGGATTGCAGCGCGTCAAGCCTGGAACATGGGCCGCAGCAGGAATCACGGATGAAGAGTTAAAGCGCAGCTTCAATATCTAATCCAGCAGCAGCACTCGCAGCCCTGGCCTAACCCGCCAGGGCTTTTTTTCGCCTGGCCTGGCCCAGCAGCAAGACCGCCAGGCCGACCCCACCCAGCACCGACCCCCCTAAATTTCGCAAATGTTACTAGTCCGACACATACACACTAATCTGCACGTTTAACACAACAAAATTAAAATTACCCCCCCACCCCCCTTGTATTTTTTGGAAAGCATGATATCTTCGCCCCCATGAAACGCACCCCCTATCCTTTTTTGGAGTCCCGTTTCCTCCATGACCCTATCTATAACACCAGATAGCGAGCACTCACTACCTGAATCTTTTGAGGATCAGGTTGCTTCTTCCTTTGCGGAGAACGTTAGAGTTGCCGCCTCCACCGCTACATTGATGTCGGAGCTTGGCCTGCCTTTTGAGATGTCAGAGGAAGACGAGAAAAAAGCGCAGCAGCTATTTAGAACAGTCGACTCAACTAAAAAATCTCAATCTAACCCACCCGACTTATATAACGGTGCAGTGGCGGTACGTCTGCAGGCTCTACTGACTGAGTACGACAAGGCTATCGTGGCTGATGCGGCCCAGGCTCGCACTTATATTATGAATAAACTCTTGGATATCTCTGACTGTGGAGATACCAAGCATGAGCTAAGAGCCTTAGAACTATTAGGAAAGATGTCGGATATAGGTGCGTTTACAGAAAAATCAGAAATAACAGTGACACACAAAACTTCTGACGATCTGCGCAAGGCAATTGAAGACAAACTTAGACGCATGCTCTTACTTAATACAGCTAACGCCCAAGACGTTCGACCCAAAGCAGAAGAAGAGCTTGGTTTAATTGAAGTAGAAGCTAAAGAAGTAAAGGCTGAGGATGATGCAGATCAGCCAGAATGAAGTTCAGTCACTTCTAAAAAACCTGCATACGCTTTCGGACGCAGACTTACGGGATCTTTTTACCAAGCTAGACTCCTACGAACATTTAAAAGACCGTGAAGATGCAGTAAATAACTTTATGCACTTCATAAAAAAGGTCTGGCCCAACTTCATTGAGGGCGCCCATCATAAAAGAATGGCTCGGGCGTTTGAGCGAGTAGCTCGTGGAGAATTAAAGCGGCTAATTATTAATATGCCCCCACGGCATACGAAGTCTGAGTTTGCCTCCTATCTGCTGCCAGCATGGTTTTTGGGTAAATATCCAAACAAAAAAGTTATTCAAACCAGCCATACGGCTGAATTGGCCGTGGGTTTTGGCCGAAAGGTGCGAAATCTTGTCGATCAAGACGTCTATAAAACAGTATTTCCGGGGGTTGGCCTACAAGCAGACTCTAAAGCTGCTGGTCGATGGGCGACTAACGCTGGTGGAGACTATTTTGCTATCGGGGTGGGAGGCGCTGTTACGGGTAAAGGCGCGGATCTCCTCATTATTGACGACCCCCATTCGGAACAAGAAGCAGCCTTAGCTGAAACTAACCTAGAAATTTACGACAAGACCTATGAGTGGTACACATCAGGTCCACGGCAGCGTCTGCAGCCGGGCGGGGCTATTGTCATAGTGATGACGCGGTGGAGTAAGAAGGACTTAACTGGGCAGGTTATTAAAGCAGAGACTCAAAGAGGCGGAGAAAGCTGGGAAGTTATTGAGTTTCCTGCAATTTTGCCCTCTGGCAACCCACTTTGGCCTGAGTTTTGGTCCCAAAAAGAGCTTAATGCTCTAAAAGAAGAGCTTCCCAACAGCAAATGGCAGGCGCAGTATCAACAAAACCCAATTTCTGAGTCTGCAGCTATTGTAAAACGTGAGTGGTGGAAGATTTGGGAGAGCGAAGACCCTCCAAGTTGTGATTTTGAGTTAGTTTCTTGGGATACGGCCTTTGAAAAGACCAATCGTAGCGACTATTCGGCCATGACGCACTGGGGTGTGTTTTATAAAGACGACGATACCGGCAGATCTCAGGCCAATATTATTCTTTTGAACGCATTTCGTAAGCGTATGGAGTTTCCTGAACTTAAACAGTCAGCTTTTGATTACTTTCAGGAAAATGAACCCGACGCAATGATTATTGAAAAGAAATCTAGTGGGTCTCCACTGATATATGAATTGCGCCAAGCAGGTATACCAGTCCAAGAGTTCACACCAAGTAAAGGCAACGACAAAATCAGCAGACTAAACGCAGTTTCAGATTTATTTGCCTCTGGTCGTGTGTGGGCGCCCAATACAAATTGGGCTGAAGAAGTAATTGATGAAGTTGCATCCTTCCCGTCGGGGGAGCATGATGACTATGTGGACTCCGTTTCTTTGGCGTTAATGCGCTTTAGGAAAGGTGGGTTTATTCGCACTGCGCTGGATGAAGAAGACGAGATCCCATACTTCAGAAGTCGCCGCACGGTGTATTACTAAGGATAAATTATGGCAATTGACAAGGCACTTAATCAAGCTCCGATAGGTCTACAAGACGAAGACCTAATGATGGCCGAGCCTGCTTTGGAAATTGAGATTGAAGATCCTGAGTCTGTCA